CGACACGGAAGCCGTCATCAATAAGCTCCTCAAGACCAAATTCAACCGTGTCGTAGGTATCCGTGCCAAACGCACGAATTGCACGAGCGTAGCTGGAGCCAGCATCACGAGATTTGGAATCATTGTTGAGGAGGTCGGCCTGGGCCAACTGCACCTTGAGATACTGACCGCTTTTGGCGGGAACGGGCAGAAGGGGGAAAATTTCCGCACCGATCAAACCAGTATCGCCATTGGGGGCTTCAACCAACGCTTGGTTGATATCTGCCCGAATCGTTGTTCCACCAGAGATATAGCTCATTTTCTTATTCTTTCTTTGTTTGGGTTAATCCTTAGAACATCGGAACGGCAATTTCGATGACAGCCGAGGTGGCGGTGGCCGCTTCAAGAGCGATGCCAGCCGTAACCAAGTTAGCCGCCAGCGTGGTCACTTGACCAGCCGAATCAAATTTCACAACATCACCAGCCGCCGCCGTCCCGCTGACGGTTGCGAAGAAGGTGGGGTGGAACAGCTTCACGGTCACATAACCGCCAGCCGCCCCGTCATCAATGGTCGCCCCGATGGCTTTGGTCGCCCCGGTCACGGCCACATCAACAAAGCCAGCAGTCGTGGTGGACGGCTGAACCAATCGATAGGCGGAGATGGCAGTCGAAGTGCCGAATGTCCGAAAATTGTTATCAACATTAGTGCTCATTCTATTTTATCCTTTGTTTGGGTTAGATGGTTTTGATGCCACGGCTAAGAGCCTCGGCATATTCCTTCGGGTTGGAAAGCATAACAGCCTTCATCGCCTTCAGCTTTGAAGTTCCGTAGTCGGCATGAGCCGCAACGAGGGCTTCAAAATTCTTCGGCTCTTCCTTTTTGGCGGGAGCCTCTTCGGTAACAGGGGAGGCCGGGATGGGCTTGATGCCGAACTCGGTGAGAACTTTCTTCACCACTTCGCTCATCTCTTCGGATTTGCCCTTGCCCATTTCCTCTTCGGTTTCGGAAGGCTCAACCTTCACCTCAACCTCGGGGGCTTCGGGCTTTTTTTCTTCGGTTTTGGGAGCCATGGACTCCTCAAGTTTGGACAAGCGAACCTTGATATCTTCGATGTCCTTCGTATAATCAGCTTTGTTTTCCATTGAGTTTTCTCCTTTTGTCAAAACCTCTCCCTCAATTTGAGCTTCGGGAAGGTCGGTTGGGATGGGCTTGCCGCCAGCCACATAACCCATTTTAATTGTTTCGCCAGAGCATTTAGTCTGGGTTTCGGCAAATTTCTGCATGAATTTAACCATCTCTTCAAAAAGCCCGTTGGTTGCCGCAGGGCTTGAAACCAGGTCGGCGGAAGCGATGGATTGGGGCCGGATATAGTCCTTGCCATTGATGGTTTCGGACTCATTCACGAAAGCCAAGGAAACGCCGAACTGGTCGGGAGCCTCTGCGGCCATCTCTTTAATTAGCCCATAATGAGGGGAGTTGCGAAGAAGGCGAAGGTCGGCAACCAGCTTGTCCCCTTCGATGCGGGGGTTCCTTGCGAACCCGACTACATCATTCAAACCAGACCCATGGTTAATCTTAACCTTCGTGCCATTCTTGGCCGAAGCCATAAGGACAAGAGCTTTTTCTAGGCTTATTTCATCAACAAAAAGATCATGTCCTTTGGCCTCGCCAATCTCCAGAATGCTTACACCGCCCAGTCCTAGCTCTGCCATTTCTTCATCCTCATCCCGATAAGTGCGATAAGCAACCGCCGCCCTTTGTTTTTCGTCTGGAAAATCGCTCACGGCTTGCTCGTCCCCCATAAAGCGGGAAACAAAGTCTTGTTCCGATTCATCTCCTCTGGGAGTGGGTAGAGGCATAGAATCTTTTTTTATGTCAAAGAAGGTCGCCGTCTGCCTTGCGATAGGATTCTTTGACTTCCCCGCCCCCAGCCATCTTTAGAAATTTGTTCACCCTGGCCATCGCCCAAGCGTTGCGGGAGTTGGGTTGCCCTCCGCTGATGGTAGGGCGGAAGCTGGTTGAGAATGCCCCTGCCCCCCTTCTAAAGACTTTCTTTAGCGTCCCAAGGCTGGGGGCATTCTTTTTGGGGTGATCCTTTTTGAATTGGGCAATTTTATCTTTCAAGGCTTGTTCGTTGGCTTCTGAAATTTCAATATCCCCCGCCTTGCTCCTTGTGGCCGCTGTGCCTTCGGGATTCTCCTTGGAGCCCTTGATTCGCTCCTTGGGCGGTGCGGGAGTTTGCGCCGCAGATTTGGGGCCGGGGCGAGCAAGTTCTCTTGCCTTCTCATCGGTCATCGGGCCTCCAACAATCCACGCATCGCAGGTTCTTTTGGCCGCACATTTAAAATCAAAAATCTCGCAATATCCAAGGTCGCCAGCCAAGGCGACCTCGTTTGCATCCTCGCCAATGCCCTGTTTTATGCAGTTTAAAATTTTGGTTGTTTTGTTGAATGCCGCACAATTTCCGCAAAGCATTTTCTTGGCCGTTGCAATATCCCCTTGAAATTCATCGGCCTTTGCCTTCCAGTAGTCTGCGTTAGGCTCATTTGGGTTAGCTGGGCCATAGTTGGCATCATCAACCGCAGTCTGCCTGTTTTTTAGATTTACCTTAATATCTTGTGTGCCGATTGGACAAGCTGAAGGCTTTTCAAGGTTTTTCCCTTTATCACTAGCCTCCATCTGTCTAACTACTTTCCTTGCCCACGCATACCCAGCGTCACCACCCCATCCATTCCACGCTTGCCATCCCTTGCCTTGTTCGTCCCAAGTTGCGCCTTTCTTATCGACTTCGTGTCGATCAAAGAAGGCTTTCATTCTGCGGACGGTATCGGGCGAGAGCTTCACCCCATTCATCAAATCCCTTGCTCTGGCGATGCCTACCGGGGTCATTCCCTTCTGGCTTGCTGGTTTATTTTCCCTTACATCTAAAGCCCTTTTAGCCGCATCCCTAGCTCCTTCTGGGGGCGTAAAGTCTATCCCATCATATTTCCCTAGCTCAATTCCGCCCATCATCCCGGCGATGAGCATTTTAAGCTCTGCGGGATTTAGAAACTCTATCGGGTTTTCAGATTCTTTTTTTTTAACTTCTAGGTTTTCAGAAGATGGCTCGATAGGCTCATCGGGTTCTGACGCGCCTTCTGACTTCTCGCCTTCATCTTGTTCGCCCTCATTGGGCTTCGAGGTTGGTTGGGGATTAGGTGCTGGGGCGGCTGGGGCTGGTTTTTCTGGCGGAACGACATCGCTGATTGTTTCTGGCGGGACTCCATATTCTTTTGCTAAGTCTTGAATCGCCTTAGCCTCGATTGCCCTTTGGCGCATCGAAGCCTCCCAATCCGCCCCACGCTCTGCGTAAATATCGGAACCTGTGCGAAGGCCACTCTTAAACTCTGCGATGGCACTTGCAGATTCCCGCCCCAAATCAATGGAGACATTTGCGCCGAAATTGAAAATGCCTCTAGTTGTTTTTCCTCCCTCGTTACCTTGAATCAATCCTCTGGCAACTGCATCTGCGATGACGATGTTCTTGATGGGGCGAAGCACCTTGTCATTCAAAAGATTCTGGTAGCGTTTGAAAGTGCGCCCCGCTTGTTGCATTTCCAGCCGTGCAGTCGGGCCAGACATGGCAGATGGATCAACCGCAAAGGAATAGGGGATGCCAAGCCCAAGGCAGATATTCCGCATTAGAACTTTATGAAACTCCATGAATGCCCCGCTTGGGCGGCTTGGGCCATTTGGAAAAATGATGTCCTCTCCCGGCTCCAGATAGGAGATTTTTCCAGACTCAATCGTTTCTAGCTTGATCTGGTTTCCGCTGATGTCCTCTTCGGTTGAGAGCGTGGAAAGGTCAGCGGCATTGTTGTTGTTGCGCTTTACAATCCCGCTTTGGGAGCTTGCAACCTTCGCCGCCATTTTCTCAAAGCTAGTAAGCTCATAGATATCTGTCGCATCATTGATGGCGGTATGAAATGCGGAAACTCCACGATATTGGTCAATCCGAAGCGGGTCAAAAAGATGAAAGGCCTGGCTTGCCGATACGGTTAGCTGATAGGTGTAAAAGTCGCCGATGCTTCTATTGTAAATATCATAGGCCGTGGGTGCGCCTGTGTTGCGGTCAATATGGATTCCACCAATAAGCTCTAGGCTTGTATAGACTTTGTATGGATCGCCAAGACGATCAGCTTCGATGCCTTGAACTTTTAAATTTCCATCAGAATCACGAACCAAAACGAAAAGGAAGTCACCATCTCTCAACATACTCATAACCGCAACCTGCATAAGTGTCGATCCTGTGTGTCTTGAAGAAATATCGCACTTATCCCACCATTCATTCCAATAGGCTTCTACATCACTATTTACCTTGGGGTTTTGTGTCCTTGCTTGGTAGCTAATTGTTCCGGCCACATGACCAGCAAACTTCAATAGAAGAGATCGAACTAAGCCAACATTCTCGGCCAAGTCCCTTGCCCTTTTCATCAATTCTACACGATCATAGTTGGAGCGATAATCTTCTGCCCCAGAAAGATTGCTTGGCCCCCTTCGCTCTCTTGAATATTTTACTGCATCATATTCAAAGCTTTTTAGCTTTTGCCTTGCGACAAGACGATCAACCGCCTTCTGGGGATTGACGAAGGCGATTGCCTTATCAATCACGTTTAGTTCTACTTTTTTGCTCACGGCCCAAATTTTGCGTAGGTGGTTAGCACTCTTGAACCATCTGCCAGCTTGATGGCATAAGTCAATTCCTCAATGGTATCCCGAACTTCCCCAAGATTTGCCCGGCTAAATGACCTTCCGCCGATTGAGTAAGAGGCTCCGGCTACCGCAATCGCTTCTAGGCACTCAAGATACTTTGTGCGGAGACTCGTTAGGGTAGCTATGGGAAGCCCAACAAATGAACCCCTAGCCATAAAAATCCTCGCTTATGTCAAAATTACTCAACGATTTCCTCTTGGTTAAGATCGCTTGCTGTTACCTTTAATTTGCCATGCAATGCCGCCCCCACAATGTTCATGCACTCTGCGTCCATTAAGTGATTGTTTTTGCCTACTTGCTTCCAAACCATTCGCTCCCTGCCCGTAAGCGGGTTTTTTACCCTAACCTTGGCCTCTGCGTTAATATGCTCGAAATAGACCGAAGGCGTATCTTCGGCCACCCACCCTTCTGTTTTTAGGAAGTTTGCCAAGATGTCCTTGATGGCTGGGTTCGACCATCTCCAAACAGGGCAGAGCTTCCACTTCCAGCCATCCTTGGACATCGTTTGCTTGCCGCTGAATGGGTCGCCATTGGCGATTCTGGCATAAGGGCGTTGAACTTTGGCATTGCCCACAATCTCGGAGAAGCTGGTCTTATCGGAGCCTACAAGCGCAATCCATCCGTTCTTGCAACAATTCAAATAAACATCCCTAGTTTGATCGCCCGAATCGCAAAAGACGGCGGCGGCTTTAACTGAAAACTCCTCGGCCTTGGCTTGGATGTCGCCCCAAGTCTCAAGCCTTCCAGCCCATACAAGCCTAGATTTTCCTTCATTGTCCCAAGCCCTAACGATTGCCCAAGCGTGGAAGCCCCCTGCCTCTTGGATGTCGCAACTCATAACAGGGAACTCGCCCATCCTAACCTCGCCCATCTTGTAGGCTCCGGGCTTTATCTCTACCCGCTCTGTTTCATGCTCCAACCAAGGTTCAGCCAAGATGCGGTTCACAAAGTCCTGCAATCCCAAAATTCCATTCTTGTCTTGTAGCCATTTTACCGCCAGCGATCCGAAAGTGACCCAAGGCGCATATAGGCCATTAAGGTGATAGCTTCTGCGTCCCGGCTCGCCCTTGGGATTTGTAGCAATCCATTCCCCATCCCGAAGCATCTTGGTCTTTTGTCCGTCCCGAATCTGCCCCTTGCACTCTACGCACTCATAGAAAGCAGATGATTTTACCAGCCCAAAATCCCATTCCGTATCGCTTAATTTTGCTACCTTGTCCCATTTTACTTGTTCCCAAAGTAGCTTTTGTTTGTGTCCGCAATGGGGACAAGGGACAAAATAAAACCGCATATCCCCTTTTAGCCATTCCGCCCAAATAACAGAGTCTGCCGTTGTGGGTGTGCTGGTTGAAATAATTAAGTGATTGGGATAAGTGGCAACTCTGGCCTCTGCTAGTTGCAAGGCTCCGGCTTCCTTCGATGAGGAGCCGTCTGGAAATTTATCAACTTCATCGAGACATAAAAGTGCTACACTCCTAGACGCAAGATTGGCAGGGGACGAAGCTCCCACAAACCAGACCGACATCCTGTTAAAATGCTGTTCAAGAATCTTTATTTTATCTGTATCAATCGGGCGTTCTTTTGCCAAGGCGGGGCAATCGTCCACCATCGGGAGCCATCGGGTTTCGCTAAAGCTCCTTGCCAGTTGCTCACTAGGCATTACCCATAAGGATGGGCAAGGACGCTCTGCGAGGCGATAGGCTAGGCCAGCCAGAATCGTGGTTGTCTTGGATGTCTGCGCCCCCCAAACCAAAGTAACCCTGCGGATTGAATCGTTTCCAAAAGCTTCTAATGGCTCCTTTA